TAGACAATGCTATTCTAATTGTTTACAAGATTTAAAAGTATATTTTAGAGAAATTTATATTAGTAAGGCAATATATAAACGGCAACAAACTCACAAGATAGTAGAAGATTATATTAAAAAAATCAATTCAGCAGTAGAAAATAATGAAGTGCTTCCAGAGTTTGATAAAAAAAGCCAATATATGTTCGTGAGAGAGAAGATAAGCAGAGGGTATTTTAGAGAAAAAGGACTGTTAGCAGATTATTATGAGAAAATAGCGTTTACAAGTGAATTTTATGATCTGCTATTAAAAATATATTGGTTCTGTGATTTTAAAGATGCACTTGAATTTCTTTATGAGATAAATTGTTGTCTTCTAAAAAAAATACAGTCGTTGATTGAGATATGATTTTTTGCAAAACTCATACCCTGACAGTATATGAAGGATATGATATATTTGTGGCAAGAAAAAAATTAATTTATTATCTATAGAAAGGATGAATTTTTATGTCACAAAAAAATTTGAGGGCTATTGGGAAAAATGGAAATCAACTTGGAGGTGGAGCAGCACAATTGAGATACATCAAATTAAGGGGCGGATGGGATGAATACCATAAGGAATTGATTCAGGAAATTGTAGAAAATGTTTATGAGACGGTCTTAGAAAAACAAAGTCGGCCTGTTTTAAAAAAGGTCAAGTGAGCCTGCAATATCTCAAAAACGAGATATTAATATCTATAAAAACCTAAAGATTATGGAAAAGGGCATCGAGGAAGGGGGTGAAGAAGATAAATGCAATTTATTGAAGCTGATGATATATTAAGAAAATACGGCTTGGATAAGGAAGCCAATGAGGAATTTAAGATAAAAACGCTGAAAGACACAGGAAAAATGAATGTTGGATTAAGACTAAGAATCTGTGCAGAACATTTATCGAAAAAAGCAAGGGAATTACGTGAAAAAAGAAAGAGTATTGTTGAAGCGAATAAGAATAAATGTCCAAACTATGAAATAGAGTTAATGAAAAATCCATATGCACATGACGATTGTTCATTTATCAATATGGTTATTCCAAAAGATTTTTGTCTTAAATGTGAGTTTTATTTGAAAAATGTGAAGGATATTGATATAAGTATTAAAGAACTGCAAGTTGCCGCAAAATGTTTTGTAGATGAGGCCAATTATGATGATACCTGGCAGTAGAAAATAAAAATTGGATAATTGATTATACATAGGCACTTGTCAAAGATGGCAGGTGTCTTTTCTTATATTCAGGAGCCAGTGAAGGCTCCTTTTTTCGTGGGAGAAAGGCAGGTGGGAGTATGGCATCCCGAATTCAGGGTATTACAGTTGAAATAGGCGGGGATACTACTAAACTTTCCACCGCCTTGTCAAAAGTGAATAAAGAAATAAGGGATACCCAGTCGCAGTTAAAGGATGTAGATAAACTTTTAAAGCTGGATCCCGGTAATACTGAACTGATGGCACAGAAGCAGAGGCTTCTGACCCAAGCCATCAGCGGGACAAAAGAAAAGTTGGATTCCTTAAAACTGGCAAGTCAGCAGGCGAATGATGCATTGGCAAGAGGAGAAATCAGCCAGAGTCAGTATGATGCCCTTCAACGTGAAATTGTTGAAACAGAGAATGCTTTGGCAGAGTTGGAGCAGCAGGCGGATCGGTCAGCGGTGGCTTTGCAGAAAATTAGTGCTACGGGCGAAAAGCTGCAAAGTGTTGGCTCTTCCATTGAAAGTGTTGGCAAGAAGTTCCTTCCGGTTACTGCAACGGTGACAGCTCTTGGTACATCGGCAGTGAGAGCGGCAGTGGATTTTGAATCTGCCTTTGCAGGTGTGACAAAGACGGTTGACGGAACGGAAGCACAGTTGGAGAACATCCGCCAAGGGATTCTTAAGCTGTCACAGTCTACCGCGTCATCAGCAACAGATATTGCTGCAGTTGCAGAGGCAGCAGGCCAGCTTGGTGTTAAGACGGATGATATCCTGCAATTTACGGAAACGATGGTGCGGCTTGGGGATTCTACAAGTATCAGCGCCGATGAGGCAGCTACTGCCATTGCAAAGCTGTTTAACATCACTGGCACAAGTATGAGCCAGGTAGGGAATTTTGGTGCCGCCTTGGTAGCCCTTGGAAATAATGCTGCAACAACAGAAAACGACATCATGAATATGACAACCAGGATTGCCGCCAGTGCCACACAGGTTGGTATGACGGAGCAGCAGATGCTGGCTTTAGCAACTTCTTTGTCATCCGTTGGCTTAGAAGCGGAGGCTGGTGGTACAGCAATCAGTACAGTCATTACTAACATTGATAAAGCCGTATCTGCTAATTCTGATTCTTTGGAAACTTGGGCGAAAACAGCGGGGATGAGTGCAGAGGAATTTAAGGGGGCCTGGGAGCAGGATGCCTATGGTGCCTTGCAATTGGTGGTATCGGGAATGGGGGATGCCAGTGCGAACGGTGAGAATCTTAATATACTGTTAGATGAGTTGGGGATTACCGGAATCAGGACAAGTGATACCATGAAACGTCTGTCGAATGCTTCGGAAATGATGAGTGAAATGACCGGGATTGCCAATCAGGCATGGGCAGAAAATACAGCGTTGACGGATGAATCCAATAAAAGGTATGAAACCACGGCAGCCAAGCTGTCACAGTTGAAAGCAACGTTGACGGAGGTGGGTATTACTTTTGGGGAATTGTTGTTGCCTTATGTACAGAAAGCAGTTGAGTTTTTAAAGGGACTTTTTTCGTGGCTGAATTCCCTGGACGAAGGAACGAAGAAGATAATTATTACGGTTGGCCTGGTTGCGGCAGCAATTGGGCCAGTGTTGATTTTTGTAGGAAAGATAGTTGGTGCAATCGGTACGCTGATGACCATAGTGCCGCAGATTGCGGCTGCTATTTCCGGTGTGATTGCTTTTGTGTCTGGTACAGTGATTCCAGCTCTTGGGGCAGTGGTGGCGGCAATCGGATGGATTCCTCTTGCAATTGCTGCGGTGATTGCCATCATCGTACTGTTGTGGAATAATTGTGACTGGTTCCGTGAAGCGGTCATTGCGATATGGGAGGCAATTAAGTCAGCAACAATCATAGCCTGGAATGCGGTAAAAGAGTTTTTGGTGAACCTCTGGAATGGGATTGTGGAGGTAGGGAAGGCGGTTTGGAATGGGCTGTCTTCCTTTTTTACGTCTTGCTGGGAAGGAATCCAGACCATGTTTACCACAGTTCTGACTGCCATTTCCACATTTTTCAATACCATATGGACAGCAATTCAGAACGTGGTGATTACTATAGGAACGGTAATCCAGACATTTCTGACAACGGCTTGGAATGCCATTCAGACTGTTATTACAACGATATTGACAACCATTCAGACTGTGTTTACAACGGTGTGGAATACAATTAACACGGTTATCACCACGGTGGTGGGAGCGATTCAGTCCTTTATCACGACGGCATGGAAAGGCATTCAATTAGTTGTGCGGACGGTGATGAGTACTATCCAGTCAGTTGTAATCGGTGTATGGAACAGCGTAAAGGCGGTAACATCGACCGTACTGGAGTCGGTGAAAACTGCGGTCAGCAATGCATTCAACAACGTGGTTTCTGGTATCCATAATGCGATGGGCAATGTCTATGATACGGTTGTGTCTGGTTTTAATAAAGCGGTGGGATTCATTACCGGGCTGGCTTCCAGCGCTTTTAGCTGGGGTGCAGATTTGATTAATGGTATTGTGAATGGTATTAAAAGCTGTATCGGAAATGTGATTGATGCAGTATCCGATGTGGCGAACGCCATCCGGTCTTATCTCCACTTTTCGGTGCCGGATGTTGGGCCACTGACGGATTATGAATCCTGGATGCCGGATTTTATGTCCGGGCTGGCAAAAGGAATTGAACGGAGTGAAGGAATGGTGCAGAAGGCTGTGGGCGGTGTGGCGGCTGATATGATCATTAATCCGAAGTTATCTGCAATGGAATACTCACAGATGCAAGCTAATTCGGTAGATTCCGTCCGGCAGATGCTTGGCGGGATTCAGGAGATGTTTGCAGGAATGCAGAACACAGGAAATCCGGGAACCATCTGCATTCCGGTGTATGTGGGAGGAACCTTGCTGGATGAAGTGGTAGTGAATGCACAAACCAGACAGAATCTGCGGTCAGGAGGGAGGTAAGCCATGTCTTTTATTCAATATCTGATATTTGATGATGTGTCGTTACCTCTGCCAGATTCTTATGAGATAGAGCTAAAGGATGTAGAGGCGGATTCCGGCGGCGAGACGGAGGCCGGGACAACACAGCGGGATGTAGTTCGTATTGGCGTAGCAAGTATTTCGGTGTCCTTTTCAGTCAGTCCCAAGTGGCTGAAACTGCTGACATGTTTTAAGCAACAGGAGAAAATCAGTGTCTCCTATTTTGACGCAGAAACGCTGGAAGTGAAACAGGCGGAGATGTTTATTGAGGGATATAAGGCAGGACTGGTTAAGGATACTTCCTATAAAGGATTGTGGAAGGTGTCTTTCATCCTGCATGAATTTTAGTGTGAAGGGGTGATTCTCATGTATCCGGTAAGTGAAGCGTTTCTGGAGGCGGTGCAGAAAAACACTCGGAAATTCTATTGGACCGGGCGGATTCTCACAAAAGCCGGAGCGGTTTATGAGTTTGACAATGAGGATATTGTAAAAGGTTCCGGTTATATATCCAGCCAATGCTGTGGCAGCTCGGAGATTGAAATTGGCACCGTCTATGCGGCGGAAATGGGGATTACATTGTATTCCGGGATTGACCGTTATACCTTAGAAGATGCAAAGATAGAGCTGTTTTACCATCTGCGGGTATCGGAAGGAGCGTTTGAACAAGTTCCGATGGGGATTTTTGAAGTGAGTGAAGCTAACCGCACCCTTCACTGCCTGGAAATCAAAGCCTATGATTATATGCTCCGGTTTGAAAAGAATTTCAATGGATTTGAAACTGTGGGAAATGCTTATGCATTCCTGGCTTTGTGTTGCAAAGCCTGTGATGTGGAGCTGGCCCATACTCAGGCTGAAATTGAGTCGATGCCAAATGGAATAGAACTGTTGTCAGTGTATACGGAAAATGATATTGAGACATACCGGGATGTATTATTTTATGTGGGACAGGTGTTGGGCGGCTTTTTCTGCATCAACCGGACGGGGAAGCTGGAGCTTCGGAGATATGAGAATGAGCCGGTGATGACGGTTTCCAGCAAGCAGAGATTCTCCAGTAGCTTTTCGGATTTTATCACCCGATACACGGCAATCAGTTCTACTAATATCAGAACACAGATTGCGGAGTATTATGCGTTAGAACAAGATGATGGGCTGACTATGAATCTGGGTGTGAATCCTCTGTTACAGTTTGGATTGGAGGAAACCAGAAAAACTTTGCTGGAACATATCCTTGCAGATCTGGCTGTGATTCGGTATGTGCCCTTTGATTCTGATACGATTGGCAATCCGGCATTGGATTTAGGGGATGTACTTGTATTTTCAGGCGGCCATGCAGATGAAACGCAGATTACCTGCGTGATGGGATACCAGATTAAAATCAATGGAAAACATTCTCTTCGATGCGTGGGAAAAAATCCACGGCTGGCACAGGCAAAATCCAAAAATGATAAGAATATTTCCGGTCTGCTGAATCAGATTGAGGCTGGAAAAATTGGAATTCATACGTTTACCAATGCTTCTTCTTATACTGTAAATGATAGTGATGTAAAGATTATCAGTATTGAATTTGCGGCAGGAGAACAAATACATGTCCAGTTTTCAGCCATTGTTGTCATTGATATACAGGCGGATGCGGTGGAAGAGACAGGGACAGCAGCAGGAACGATTGTGGTTCCAGTGCCGGTTCGGTCAGAAGATGGAGAGGTTACAACAGAGGAAATTAGCGTAGATGTAGCATTGCCGTTTGCGAGGATGGAAGATGGAACTGCTGTTGTTTCTGTGAAATATGAATTTAATGATGATGAGATTCTAATCCACCATCCCACAGAAACATGGCAAAGCGGGAAACATATCCTTCCACTTTACTATCCAATAGAAAGATTAATTCCAAACTTTACAAATACTTTTAATGTGTATTTGCGGATGGCTGGCGGAAATGGGGTAATTGAAACAGGAGGATGTATCGCTTCAATTAGCGGACAGGGTATGGCTGCTGCAATGGCATGGGATGGAAAAATCACAGTGGATGAAACGATTCCGGCAATCCAGATAGGAAATGGCTTTCACATACAGGTACTTTGGGATAGTCTTTCTTATCAGACGATGGAAGAGATGAAGTATCAGATGGATGACAAAATTGCAAAGCCTGCAATTGGAACTTTTGCAAAACCGGTTGA